CGATGGCTACAAGAGGAGAACCGCCGGGAAGACTGGCCAGAGACCGTACAACGCTACATGGATGAGGTTGTAGGTCAGAGTGTCCCTGAAGAGACCAAGCAAGAACTCTACGACAACATTGTAGGTCTTGGTGTTATGCCCTCTATGCGTGCTATGATGACTGCTGGTCCTGCCCTGCACCGAGACAACACCTCTGGCTACAACTGTAGTTACCTCCCGGTAGACGACCCTAAGAGCTTTGATGAGGCTATGTTCATTCTGCTCTGTGGCACTGGTGTAGGCTTCTCTGTGGAGCGTCAGTACATCCAGAAGCTACCAGATGTTCCTGATGAACTGTTTGACTCTGAGACGACTGTAGTGGTCAAGGATAGTAAAGAGGGTTGGGCTAAGTCTTTCCGTCAAGTCCTGTCCCTGCTATGGGCTGGTGAAGTTCCTAAGTGGGATGTCTCTAAGGTCCGTCCTGCTGGTGCTAGGCTTAAGACCTTTGGTGGTAGAGCGAGTGGTCCTGCACCTCTGGTGGACCTGTTTAATTTCGCCGTAGATACCTTCAAGAAGGCCCAGGGCCGCAAGCTGACCTCTCTAGAGTGTCACGATTTGATGTGTAAGATTGGTCAAGTCGTAGTGGTAGGTGGTGTCCGTCGCTCTGCCATGATTAGCCTGTCTAACCTGTCTGATGACCGGATGCGTCATGCTAAGTCCGGCAACTGGTGGGACAACGAAGGCCAGCGTGCCCTGGCTAACAACTCCGTAGCTTACACTGAGAAGCCCGATGTAGAGTTGTTCATGAAAGAGTGGTTGGCTCTTATCGAATCCAAGTCTGGTGAGCGTGGCATCTTCAACCGTGTAGCATCTAAGGCTCAAGCAGCTAAGAATGGCCGTCGAGACCCAGAGTGGGAATTTGGCACCAATCCATGCTCAGAGATTATTTTGCGCCCGTACCAGTTCTGTAACCTTACAGAGGTTGTAGTACGAGCTACAGACACTGTAGAGACCCTAGAGCATAAGGTACGACTGGCTACTATCCTTGGGACTATCCAGTCCACCTACACCCACTTCCCTTACCTCCGTAAGGTCTGGAAGACTAACACAGAAGAAGAGCGGTTGCTTGGTGTATCTCTTACCGGGATTATGGACAACCCGTTAATGACCAGTGACAACTCAGAACTGGAGAAAGTCCTTGAGCATTTACGATCTGTTGCTGTTGACATTAATATGGAGTGGGCCAAGCGTCTTGGTATCCCTCAGTCTACTGCCATCACTTGTGTTAAACCGTCTGGGACAGTTTCTCAGCTTGTTGATTCTGCCAGTGGTATTCATGCTCGGCACTCTGAGTTCTACATCCGCACCGTAAGGGGTGACAACAAAGACCCTTTAACTGACTTTATGCGAGACCAAGGTATCCCCTGTGAACCTTGTGTTATGAAGCCAGACAGCACTGTAGTCTTTAGCTTCCCTGTTAAGGCCCCGGCTGGTTATCATGTAGCAGTACGAGGCGATATGACAGCCGTAGAGCAGCTTGAGACGTGGCTTGCCTACCAACGTCATTGGTGTGAGCATAAGCCTTCTGTGACTATCTCAGTGCGGGATGAAGAGTGGCTTGAGGTTGGTGCATTCGTCTACAAGTATTTTGACGAAATGTCCGGTGTGTCTTTCTTGCCACACTCAGACCATACCTATCAACAGGCTCCTTACCAAGAGTGTAGCCAGGAAGAGTATGAAGAGCTTGCAGCTAAGATGCCAAAGTCTATTGATTGGGTTGGCCTAGCTCTGTACGAGGCAGAGGACAACACTTCTGGCATGCAGACTATGGCTTGTAGTGCTGACTCCTGTGAGATTGTGGACATTACTTGATGCACTTAGATTTGTGTTCGGGCATAGGGGGCTTCTCCCTTGCCTTTGAGAGTGAGGGCTTTGAGACAGTGGGGTTTGCCGAAGTAGACCCTTACTGCTCTAAGGTTCTCGCAAAGAATTGGCCTAATGTACCGAACTACGGGGACGTAAAGGAGATAGCAAATGACCCGACAACTCTCCCTGAGTTTGACATCCTCACAGCAGGATACCCCTGCCAGCCCTTCTCATCAGCGGGGCAGCGAAAAGGGGCTGATGACCCCCGACATCTCTGGCCTGACATCCGACGAATTGTTCAGGCACGAAGGCCCACTTGGTGTGTTTTCGAGAATGTTCTTGGACACGTCTCTATGGGGATCGACGAGGTGTTCTCTGCGCTGGAAGATGATGGATACCAAACAGAAGCGTTCGTTGTACCGGCTGTTGCCGTCGATGCCCACCACCGAAGAGACCGGGTCTGGATTGTGGCCCACACCGACCGCCCACCTCGCCAAGGAAGCGGGATACCCAGCAGAGGGGAGAAGGAATACCCCCACCCTGTCCTATCGGGCAGGTGGCCGTCTGAACCCGGGGTGGGTCGAGTGGCTCATGGGCTACCCAATCAACCACACCGCCTTAAATCCCTTGGAAACGCCATCGTCCCTCAAGTAGCTCAACGAGTGGCTCGCTGTATTAGGTTAGCAACATGATTAACGTAGTCCTCAAACACCACTGTGGTAGCGACCTCACTACAGTAAACTCGGCTCGGGTCTCCTTTTCTAAGGAGTCCGATGCCCTTTCTTCCAAAGATGAGAAGCTGATCCACTACCTAGCAGAGCATGAGCATACGTCTCCCTTCGGTCATGCCTTCGTGACCTTCAAGGTAGATGCTCCTGTCTTTGTAGCCCGACAACTGGTCAAGCATAAGTTCCTACGCTGGAACGAGGTGAGCCGTAGATACGTTGATGAAGAGCCTGACATCTACAGCCCTGACTTCTGGCGTACTCGACCGGACAATAAGAAGCAGGGTTCAGGTGCAGCCTTTGAACGAGACCATCAGCAGTTCCTACAGCAGCAGTATGTAGAAATCATGGATCGTGTGCTGTACATGTATGAGTACATGACCGCCTATGGTGTAGCACCAGAGCAAGCTCGTATGATGCTGCCACAGTCCATGATGACCTCTTGGTGGTGGTCTGGTAGTCTCGATGCCTTTGCTGATATGTGTAAGCTACGACTTGGACCTGATAGTCAAGCAGAGACCCGTGAGGTAGCAATACAGATTGCAGAGTATATGACTGACCTCTTTCCTGTATCTTGGAAAGCCCTAATGGAGAATGCTTGATGCAAGATCAGCATATAGCTGTTTGGTTCTCTTGTGGTGCAGCTAGTGCTGTAGCAGCCAAGTTGACTCTGGACCTCTATGGTGGCTCCAATAAGGTTAGTATCGTCAATAACCCTATCAAAGAGGAGCATAAGGATAACCAAAGATTTCTTCGGGATGTAGCTAAGTGGTTAGGTGTAGAGATCCAGTTTGCTACTAGGTCTAAGTACCCTAATCAGTCTTGCGAAGAGGTCTGGACTGATCGAAGGTTTATGTCTGGCCCTACTGGAGCGCCCTGCACTCAAGAGTTAAAGAAGAGGGCTAGGCAGGAGTGGGAAAATGATAACAAGCCTGACTACACTGTCTTGGGCTTTACTGCCGAAGAGCAAAAAAGGGCGGATAGGTTTCGTCTTACAGAAAGGGACACCCTCCTTACTCCTCTTATTGATGCCAATATGACCAAGCAAGACTGCTTCGATATATTGTTAAATGCAGGCATTAAACTTCCAGAGATTTACAGTCTAGGCTACCCTAATGCGAACTGTGTAGGTTGTGTTAAAGCTATCTCTGCTACATATTGGAATCTGGTAAGGGAAACATTCCCAGACGTTTTTGAGAGTAGGTCAAAGCAGTCCCGAGAGATTGGGGCCAAGCTGGTCTGGTATAAGGGCAAGAGGATCTACTTAGATGAGCTTTCGCCTACTGCAAAAGGTAACAAGCTAAAGTCTTATGACTTTGAGTGTGGCTTGTTTTGTGAAGAGATAGAGGAAGAGTAACTGATGCCGTGGACAATTCTCACTCAACCTAACTGTCCCGCCTGTCAAAAGGCCAAAGAAACTTTAGAGGTCTATGACCGGACCTATCTGCAATATGACATAACCGAGTACAAGCACAAGTTCTTACGCAATATGATGAAGTGGTCTGGGTTAGATACAGTCCCTCAGATATGGAACCATGAAGGCGAGTATATCGGGGGTTATCAGGAGCTAGTAGAATATGGAAACGACTAATTACGCTAAGTTTGATAAGGATCGTTACGACCTTTTTGATGGTAAGGCAAAGGATGCCCTAGTTAGCTACTTGGAGCAGGAAGGCCACTCAATCAAGAGGGTCAAAGAAAATTATTATGCGGACGTAGTATCTACCAAAGACGGGGAGACCTTCTATAGTGAGGCTGAAGTTAAAACGCCTTGGGAAGCGGAGTGGCCGTCGGAGTGGGAAGAGTTACGTATCCCCGGTAGGAAAGCGAGGCTCCTCCAGAAGCATGCGACGATCACGTTCTACGTATTTCGTGGTGACCTCAAAGAGTGTTGGGTCGTCCGAGGAGACCAATTGACCTTAGAGCAACTGAAAGAAGCCTATGGCCCTAAGATCACCAAGGGCGAAATGTTCTTCCATGTCCCAGTCAACGAAGTGAAACTAATCCGGTATGACGAAAACCTCTGGGCGGAAGTCGTCCAAGAAAGTGCAGCTACCAAAAAGGCCACCACTGGAACCAAAAACGGAAAGTCAAAAGCGGTATCTAAACGCACTAAAGACAAGTCCACAGACGATAGTTCTGGGGCCAGCGGGGACGGGTAAGACCTACATAGCGGCTAGTTATGCCTCTCAGATGTATCTTGATAAGACCATCGAAAAGATTGTCATTACTAGGCCGCATGTCTCTGTAGGCAAGGAGATAGGGTTCCTCCCTGGTAACGTATTAGAGAAGGCTACGCCCTGGGCTATGCCAACCCTAGACGTTCTGGAACAGTGGATGGGTAAGGGGGTACTCGAAACCTCTTTAAAGAACGGGAATATCGAGATAGCCCCCCTAGCCCTGATGAGGGGTCGTAGCTTTGAGAACAGCTTTATCATTGTAGATGAGGCACAGAACATCACCACCCATGAAATTAAGATGCTATTGACTAGGGTTGCAGAAGGCTCTAAGATTGTACTTAATGGGGATGTTCAACAGTCTGACCTTAGAGAAGCTAACGGTCTGGCAAAGATTGTAGAGCTTAGTAAGAAATACGGAGTGAGTGTACCTGTTATCGAGTTCACTCTAGATGATGTAGTTAGGAGTGAAGTATGCAAACAGTGGATTTAGATCTTTATGCCGGCGAAGATTTAAGGGAGGCCACTATGGCTAAAGAGATAGAGGATGACGGTCTGTATACTGCTCACCCAAAGCTAGACGATACAGATAATATCGTGGTTAAGCCTAGTCACTACACACAGTACAACATAGAGCCTGTTACATTTATCATGGAGAACAGGCTATCCTTTGAGATTGGCAACATAGTAAAGTATGCCTGTCGAGCAGGGCATAAGATGTACCCGGATCAGGATTACAAGCAGTCTCGTATCACTGACCTACGCAAGGTCATGCGGTATGCAGAGATGGAAATTAACAGGTTAGAGGGTAAGGAAGTCTTATGAGGATCGTAGCCACACTTATTGGGTTGTTGTTCAGCACTGTTGCTGTAGCAGACCCCACGGGAAAAGCCGTTGCTGATATTCGTGACATAGCTTCTCTGATTGCAGCAGATTACAATGAGTGTGGTGTGGTCCAGATGGAAAAGGCCATCGACTACCTAGAGGCTATGAGTGCTATTGTAGCCACTGAGATGCCAGAGATAGCCGTGCGTGACCTTGAGGCTGGGCAGCTTATCAACTTTGAGGAAGCCTTCGTGTTTGCTGATGCCTTTGTTCGAGCGAATGGTTGTGACATCATGAACAACGTCATCGAGCTTCACAGATATGAGATGAACTACAACAAAGACGTGTACTACTTCTACACAGAGTTAGGAGCATTATGAAGGCATACAACCTAAAGAAGTTTACTAAGCTCGTAGAAGATGCTGATATGGTGTACGGTACAGTAAGCCTTAACGCTGCTGTGAGGGTGCCTGTCAGGGTCCGTAAGAAAACCCTGCTCAAGTACCTGTCGGAGATTACCCCCGGCACTTGGTCCAATGAGCTTGTGATATACGCAGAAACAGGGACCACCCCCAAGGGACATAAGACCTTGAAGCTGGTCTAGTAGTTGGCCGTTGATTTGTAGAAGACAGTATGCAGGACTCGGGGGCAGTACCCGACACCTCCACCAACTTCCTATGGGGGTGAACTAGGATCGACTGGTGCTAGATGCTACAATGAGGCAACCGAGTGGTTCCGTAAGAACCAACCTTGATAAGTGCTAACAACTATGTTGCACCTTCCCTCGCTGTAGCAGCGTAAGGGACGGGCCTCTGGGGGGCCTTGGAACAGAAGGGAGCTTCGGCTCCCACCCTTATTCTCTCTCCAAATAATAAAAAACGAGGAAAACATGAACCGTATTATGGTTGTGATTGCCAGCTTATTTGTAGCTGGTGTAGCAGTGGCGCAAGATTCTCCCGTCACTGTAGGAAATACCTACGTCGAGCTTGGTACTACGTTTGAGAACGAGACCCTGCTTTCTATTGGTACTGGTGTAGGTGCTGGTGCTGTGTCTGCTTACGGTGAGCTGTCTGGCTCCACAGACGGCAACTTCCAAGCACGGGCTTACACTGATGCCGAGTTTGGTAGCTTTAAGATTACTCCTGGCCTCAACTATCATTGGGGTGCTGATGGGGGTGACCTTGTAGGCTTCGGGGAGAACAACGAGTGGGGTGACGTAACAGGTGACCTTGAAGTCTCTATTCATCCTGGTCTCGTAGGTGGTGAGTATGTCTTTGCTAACACTGCTGTTGGACTTGACGGTTGGTCTCTTGATTGGGCTGGCGGTGAAGTTGGTGCAGGCTACAAGCTGGACCTAGCGGAGAACGTCTATCTTGATGGGCGTGTAAGCTGGTCTTACGACGATCAGTTTGAGTCTGGTGACCGACGCTTTGTAGCAGGATTTGGCTTAAAGTTCTAAGCTACCCTAAAATTAGGCACAAAAAGACCCCCGTAGGAACCAACCTGCGGGGGTTTTAGTTTGTCTGGACTAATCTTATTTCTTGATTAGGAGTGTTTTGATTAGCCATCCGATAGGGTTAAAGATTGTCCTTAGTATCTCACCGGGAGATGGAAGTATCCAACCCAATATCAACAGTGCTAAAAGCATGTAGTTTGTCTGTGTGATGTTCACTATACCTGCTATAGGTGTAGCAGCACCAGCTACATCTGTCAGTATCTCTGTAGCCTGTTCAATCTGAGCATTACCAGTAGACTCAGCCAAGAGCGTAGCGCCCTTTGTGGCGAGGCTTAGGCCGGTACAGCCACTCAGAAAGAACAGGACTACAAGCAGGGCTGCAAGGATGCTAGGGGTTCTCATAAGACCGTCTCCGTAGCAGTTCTTCTAGATGCAGGATTGTGGCCTTAGCTTCTGCTAGGGCCTCCCTGAGTTCTGCTATCTCTCGGAGAAGGGATTCTTTCTGGTAGTTTAGCTTACCTACTTGTTCGGACAGTGTGTCAATCTGGTCTTGCAAGGTTCTACGAAACTCTGAGCGTCTTTCATGTTCTAGGTCCGCTCTACTCTGTAGGTACTTCCACAGACCCATTGAGGATAGAAGTGCTACTATTATCGGCACTCCCACCATTGTTAACATCTCGATTATCATCTGGCCTCTCCCTAAGCTCAAAATGAGGATAGTCCTTGAAGGTACGCCAGTCACCTCCCCAGACTATCGGTATA